TGCCGATCTTGAAAAAAAGGCACTAACAGAAGGCACAGGCAGTGCAGGCGGATATTTAGTACCACCAGAATATTCAACACAGTTAATTCAGATGGTATATGCAAAAACTGTTGTTCGTAAGGCTGGAACTACGGTAATACCAATGAATTCTAATATTCTCTATATCCCAAAGCAGAACGGAACTGCAAATGCTGCATGGCTCGGAGAAAATACAACAATCAGTGATTCTAATCCAACATTTACACAGGTCCAGCTTACCGCAAAGAAACTCGCTGCTATGGCGATATTCTCCAATGAATTACTTCAGGACAGCAATCCACAAGTTGAGAGTGTAGTAATGAATGACTTGGCTAACGTATTGGCTGTTGCACAAGATAATGCATTCTTGCAAGGCACAGGTACAAATAATCAGCCAAAAGGCATAATCAATCAGACAGGAATAAATACAATTACGGCAGGTGCGAATGGTGCAGATCTCACATACGATATGATAATTGATGCAATTGCAGCTATACAAAAAGCATCTTTAGGCAACTTTAAGCCAAATGCTATAATCATGCATCCGAGCATCTACTATAAGGCAATGAAACAAAAGGATAGCATGGGAAGATACTTAATTGAGCCGATACAGAACGCTAGTGCAGCAACAGACTTCCCAGGAACTATTATGGGAATACCAGTTTTGACAACAACAACAATACCAACAGATCTCACAACAGGAACATCTACTACGACTTCATATGTCATTTTAGGTCAATTTGATGAAGCTATAATTGGAGAAAGAGGTGGTGTCGAATTGTTAGCAAGCAACACGGCAGGTAGTTTCTTTACAAACGATGCAATGGGTATAAGAGCGACTGTACGTTTAGACTTTACTTTAAGACATCCAGAGGCATTTTGTGTAATCAACGGTGTATTGGTATAGTAGGCTTTTAGTCTACTATACCTTTTTAGATTTTTTTAGATTAAATTAAAGAGGTGATGACATGAGAGCAAGAGTATTAAAACATAATGCACTCATACATGAAGGCAAAATAGCACAAAAAGATGATATAATCGAAGTAGATAAAAAATTAGCTTTGCAATATGCAGAAATGGGATTGATAGAAATATTGGAGGTACCAGAGGACAAGACAAAGAATAAAGCCATAGAAAAGTGAGGTGGTAGTCTATGGCGTATTTTACAAACGATGAATTGAATACGTATCTTGAAAAAACAGTCACAGCAACAGACTATCAGAGCGTGCATGATTTTGTAAAGCAAAGAATTGAGAATTATTGCGGACAGGAATTTGAACAAAGCACATATACGGAAAAATGTATGGTTGACAATGTGATATACCTCAAGCATCAGCCGGTAGTAACAGTTATACAAATAACAGACCAAACTGGAACTGTAATAGACCCAACGACATACGACGTATACAGCTGGGGTATTGTATTTAATCAAATGCCCTATACACGAATGATAACAGTCCAATATACAGCGGGATATTCCACAGTGCCACAACCTATAAAAGAATTGGCACTTTGGATGACAAGGAAAATACTTATACCGCAGGATACACCGGAAGGACCTGCATTGAACAGTATTACTACAAACGGCATGACAATGGTATTTCTACATGCCGATTTATATAATGGCCGGCTCACAGGTGATGACTATTGGGATGCTGTAGCCAATCAATACAGGAAATGGCCGAAGGTGATATAAATGGATTTAGAATTCATTGTTAAAGGTGCTTTAAGCATAAAAAAAGATGTCGAGCAAATGGCTAAAAAAGTTGAAAAACAGTTTGAAAAGGTTGGACTGCTTATAGGGGCAGAAGCAAAAAAGCGAGCACCTGTTGGCGTGTCAGGGCTTTTAAGAGCGAGAATAACGCATGAAGTGATAAAAGATGGTTTGTTTAGCATGAAGACAAGAGTATATGACCCTGTAAATACTCAAAGTGGATATAATTATCCTCTTGCGGTCGAATATGGTACAAAACCGCATTGGTTACCGTGGGAAGGCAGTGAAAACACATGGCAGCTTTGGGCAAAGAGAAAAGGCATTCCGGCAGGTGTTTTAAGATATGCAATTGCAATGAAAGGAACAAAAGCACATCCTTTCTTGCATCCAGCTGCTGACGAAGTACTTAAATCTTTTAAATGGGAGTTGTAGCTTATGAAAGCGACAAGACATTATGTAATGAATCTCTTAAAAACAAACTTAACAGACATAAAGACATTTATAAGCGGATATCCTCTCATGCTCAAAAACGAGTGGTGTCCGCTTGTAACAGTATATTCCGAAAGTGAAACGGTGAATTGGAAGGCAACGGGTACGTATGAAAGTATTTTAGACTTGCAGATAATGATAGGTGTTGACGCTTCTAAAGAAATGAACAGCGATAACAAAGGAATGGCAAACGAGGATCTTTTAAACGATACTGCACAAAAGATTAAAGATATCCTCTTCAAGAATCCTCAGGTTGATGATAATACAATTATACAGGGCATAACGCAGATAGAGTATAGGGCTAATCTTGAAGTAGCAGTAAGACTGGCAGTCATAAGAGTACGTTATAGAAAATTATATGCGAGGTGATAAGCCTTGACAAGGAAAGAGATAATTGAGAAATATAAAGACTTAATTTTGACATACGGAGAAGTATTCATACCCGAATTTGGAACTCTAACAAAAGATGAAATAGAGGCCATGAATAAAGCAAAGTCTAAGAAAGTAGGTGAAATAGATGACTAATTATTTTGGTGGACTTGGATGGATAGGTTTTAAGAAAGAGACAACACCTGGTATAGCAGAGGCGACGGTAGCGCAGTTTTTACAAACTGAAAGCTTTGTATTAAACCAAGATCATAAATTAATAGACTTAAAGGCAAATTTTGGCTCTATAGGCGATTTACCGAATCTTACAGGTACACTAACACCGCAGGGGAAAGCGACGGGCATACTTTTAGCAGCCTCTTTGCCTCATCCGTTTTATTGGGCATTAGGAAAAGTAACAACAACAGGCACAGCAGCGCCGTATTCACACACAATCACGCCTGATGTAAACTTGCCCTCTCTAACAGTTGAAGGCAATGAAGTAGCGATAAAAATGAAGCAGTCAGGCGTGATGATAAATAAACTCTCATTGAAGTGTGCTGCTGGAGAAGTTGCTAAGCTGGATATGGAATGGATAGGGCTAAAACATACCGATAATGCAACTCTGACAAGTACGCCTGTATATGTGACAGACTTCCTTACATTTGCAGTAGGGACTATATCTATAGGCGGTACAACAGTAACAAATGTGGGAGATATACAGCTTACTATAGATAATGGTTTTGAAGCTTTGTTCTCCATCAACAATACAAGATATCCTGCTGATATTGTGAGGAAGAATAAACCAAAGATAAGTGGAAAGATAAGCTTTATCGATTTTCCGACAACACTGTACAACAATCTTATAAATGCCTCTACGTTTTCACTGACACTGCAATTTACGTCATCGAATGGAAATTCACTCAAAATCGAAATACCAGCAGCACAGTTCCAGAAAGGTTTTGACAAAGAAATCAAAGCAGAAAATATCACAGCAGATGCAGACTTTACAGTATTCCAAGACACAGCTACAGGCAAAATCATAACTGTGACGGCTGTAAACCAAGTTGCTGATTTAACAGTATAGGAGGTATAGTATGAGAATAGTTAGAGATGAGGATTTGAGGGAATTTGTCGACGAAAATGGTGATAAACTTATCACTCTAACGAAAGTAAGAAAGAGAGATTATGATAGAAGACAACAGTTGATAATAGAGATGGCAAATGTAGATATGACAGACCCAACAAAGCCCAAAATAGCGGACTTCAAAATAGACCAATCAAAAATAAATGAGTTCATGTTTCAGACAGTAGCTAAAAAGATGATAATTGGCGGACAAGAAATAACAGACGAGGCACTCCTTGAAACATATCGCAACTTGGACAAAGAAAGTGGCGAATGGGTAGATAGATGTGTTACTGAAATATGGGGAGAAACAGAGACGGCAAAAAAAAATTAGATATCGCACGACAAATTTTTATTAGAGCAGCAAAAGGACTGCCAACTGACAAATTGGCAGCCCAATATCCCGATATTGTGCAGAAAATGAATGATTATTTTTTGTGTAAGCAGCTGCATTGTCTACCAGAGGCAGGAGGATTAAATGACCAGTATTTGGACGATTATCTATATTTCATGACTTTTACTAAGGTTGAATTAGAGATTACGCAAAGCTAACTTGCATTCATCTTTTTCTGGATCATAAAGTTTGCACCAATCTCCACAGTTTACTCCATTATCAATAATGTTTGCAAGAGTAACTGCTGATCTTTTAACATCGTCTCTCATTGCAGCAAAAGCAAACGGGCACTTTTTACCTTTTGTTTTTGGCTCTGTAATACCTTTTTTGAATAAAGACATTTCATATTCCTCCCATAAAAATACTATTTCTTTTATTGTACACCAAAGGTGGTGAAAAATAAATGGATGGAGAAAAAATTCTTGAAATTATTATTGAAGCTAAAGATAAAGCAACAGAGACATTAGAAAAAGTTGAAGGAAAATTAAAAACACATAATGAAACATGGGAAAAATTCAGCAGAACGATGAAAATTGCTGGTGGAATTATAACAGGTGCAAGTGTAGCTGTTGGTGGAGCTTTATTAAGCACAATGGAAGCATATAAAGAGCAGATACAAGTACAAGAGAGATTGCGAAATACTTTTTCACATATGCCACAACTAATGCATGAGAATGTGAGAGAGTTTGAAGAATTAGCAAAAGCACTAAGAAAGAAAACTGCTGTTGATGATGAAGCAATTAAAAGTGCAATGGCCTTACTTGGTACATTCCCGGTTACTGGGGATGAAATCAAAAAGCTTATACCACTTGTGATAGATTATTCACAGAAATTTGGTGTTGATTTAAACAGTGCTGCCCTACAAGTAGGCAAAGCTATGATGGGACAAATAGCAGCGCTACAGAGAAATGGCGTAACGATAGATGAAAACTTATATAAAACAGATAAATTTGCGGCAGTACAAAAGGCTTTACAGCTACAAGTCGGCGGGTATGCTGAAACTCTTGCAAATACTGGCGTTATGGCTATGGAGAAATTCAATATAGCGCTTGAAGATATGCGAAAGACAGTTGGTAAAGTTGTAACAGAAGCAGTAGGCCCTATAATTGACAGAATAACTGACTGGATAGAAAAAATACAAGAACTCCATCCCGGATTGGTTGAAACAATTGCAAGAATAGCTTTAGTAGGATCGGCGATAGGTTTGGTAGTGGGACCTATGTTGTTGATTATAGGTTTTCTTCCTCAAATTGCAGCAGGATTGAGCTTATTAATAAGTCCTGTAAGTTTGGTAGTAGCGGCAGTAGCAATGTTAGCTGTGGCATTCTCGACGAATTTCTTACACATCAGAGATATTGTAACACAGATAGTTGGATCTATTAGTGAGCAATTCCAATACTTTTCAGCAATAGTTCAAGATGCAGTTCGAATATTTGTGGACGTATTTAAGGGTAATTTTACTGACTTGAACAATATTTTAATCGGTTATGCAGAAAATACAGATGCAACTACAAATAATGTAATACAAACTATAGCAAAAATGGCAATATTTATTAAAGAAATTGTCGATGATATTGTAACTTGGTTTAGAGAACATTGGACACAAATAAAGGCTATTGTTGAAGGAGTATTTAATGCAATAAAATTGTTATACAATTTAATCTTAAAACCTGCTTTAACTCTTATAATTCAAGAGTTTGGCGTAGTAATTAATTGGGTTATGCAAAACTGGCCTCTCATAAAACAAACAATAGAAACTGTTATGCACGCAATATTTGCTGTTATAGAACCAACGTTAACAATGATTTCAAATTTTTGGCAAGCTCACGGAGGCACAATAATCACAGTGGTAAAAAATGCATGGGATATAATTAAAACAACGGTTGACACAGTAATTCATGTTGTCTTAGATATTATCAAAGCTGTTATGCAAATTATTACAGGAGACTGGAGGGGCACATGGAATACAATCAATGATATAGTCAGGACAATATTTGGAGGCGTTACACACATTATAAGAGATATTCTAAACAGTGTATGGTCTATATTTGCAGATGTCGCAAGAACAGCTTACAATTGGGGCAGAAACCTCATACAGAACGTCATAGACGGCATAGAAGCAATGATAGGACGTGTAGCTCAGGCTGCCTCAAATGTGGCAAAAACTGTCGCAAGATTCTTAGGTTTCCACAGTCCAGCTGAAGAAGGGCCGGGCAAAGATGCCGACAAGTGGATGCCTAACCTGATAAATATGATGAGTGAAGGCTTGCAGCGGAACATTCCAAAACTGCAAGCAACGTTGAATACAGCCTTAAACGTGCCTCTAACAATTCCACAGAGTGTAACACCTCCCGTAAACACAAGCACAGGCATTACAGGAGGTATAACAGTCATAATTGAGCTGGATAGCCGTACAATAGCGCAAAAAACAGTAGAACACATGCCACGCCTGCTACGGCTTAAAGGGGTGACGATATAATGGCTATTACGCTGACAATAGGCGGTGTGGACAAAACCTCTTTATTACGGAAGAATTCTCTCCGGATAACTGACGAACTAAACAGCCGTAACACATGCGACTTTGCTATTTCTGCCCCAGATAGCACATTTAGGCCAGACGTGGGGCAGGAAGTTATTTTTACACAAGATGGCGTAAGAATATTCGCAGGCACAATTGACGAGGTAGAGGAACAAAAAGAGGAAGGCTCTTCCGCAATGATATTTCAAATCAGATGCGTAGATTACAATCAACTTTGCGACAGACACCTTGTAGCAAGAGTATACGAAAATCAGACGCTTGGCGCTATCGTAAAAGACATTGTGACACAGGATTTAGCAGGTGAAGGCGTCACAACAAATCATGTACAGGATGGGCCTTTGATTACGAAAGCTATTTTCAATTATCAGACGGTTACGGAAGCTTTTAACAACCTTGCAGAGCTGACAGGCTATGCTTGGAACATAGACTACAACAAAGACTTGCACTTTTTCGCAAGAGAAACTTATACAGCGCCTTTTAGTATCGACGATACATCGAACAACGTACGCAATATGACTGTTCGTCAAACTAGGGAACAATATCGCAATAGACAATACATTCGAGCAGGGCAAGACGTGACAGATGTAAGAACAGAGCAATTTGTAGGCGATGGGAAAACAAAAACATTTGTACTTGCCTTTCCTGTGGCAACGGTGCCAACTATAACTGTGAACGGCGTATCAAAAACAGTCGGCATTCGGGGATTGGAGACAGGAAAGGATTTTTATTGGAGTAAAGGCGAAAAAGAAATCACACAAGATGACTCCGCAGTGCCTTTGACAAGCATAGATACGCTTTCAGTTACGTATCAGGGGCTATTCCCGATTATCTTGGCAAGCCAATCTGACAGCGAAATATCCTCCCGTGCCTCTGTCGAAGGTGGAACAGGTGTATATGAAGCAATAGAGGACGATCAATCAATAGATTCGCAAGTATTAGCGACACAAAAAGCAGATGGATTGCTGCGAAAATTTGGACGTATCCCCCGCATAATTGAATTTGAAACGGACACCGTAGGACTTGCGGTAGGACAGCTTATTACAATTAATATTACAGCACATAATCTTAACGGAAACTTCCTAATAGACAGTGTGCAGGCATGGGATGTAGATGGATTGTATTTACGCTATAGAGTGAGAGCACTTGACGGTGAACGTCTTGGCGGATGGGTAGAATTCTTCCAGAAGCTTGCACAGACAGGACGAAAGTTTGTAATAAGAGAAAATGAAGTGCTGATATTATTGAGACGGTTTAGTGACGTAATAGTGCTGAGTGATACAATAACAACAACAAGCGCAACGTATACAAGCGCAGTAGTCGGAACAGCCGAAATTGGCTTTTCGGAGGTGGCATGATGAGAGATGCAATGAAAATAGGAGCAAACGTAACAATTGAAGTGAGAGATGCCAAAACAGGCAAACTGATAAAAAGAGAATATCGACATAATCTTGTTACTCTTGCAACGAGGAACGCAATTCGGGATTGGCTGAACGGAGCAGGCAATACATTGACAATATCACATTTTGCCGTTGGTACAGGCACAACTGCTCCTACAGCAAACGATACGGCGTTGGTGACGGAAGTTTTTAGAGACGTTGTAACAAAAAGAACACCAGACGCAGGAAAACTCACTATACAATATTATTTACCTTCTACAGCGGCAAATGGCTATTCCCTTGCAGAGGCAGGGCTGTTTAATGCCTCTTCAGGCGGAACAATGATAGCAAGGGTAACATATCAGCCGATAAACAAAACGGCAAGTTTAACAGTAACCTATACATGGGAAATAAATATAAACGCAGGCTAATAGAGAGGTGATAAAATGGCGGTAAAAATATTTCCGACCGTGAACGACGTCGGTGGTGGTGGCGCAGGAAAAGTTATTTCAGAGGCTAACTTAGTTAATTTGATTAGGCAGTTTTTAAGACAAAACTTTGTACTTACAGGCTTTACCGTACCTGCTTCAAGCACAAACCTAACTCTGTCGGTTGCAGCAGGCGAAGCAAATATAAGCGGGTACAGAGTCGTAATAGATACAGCAACAACAATAACTTGTACAGCAAGCGCAACAAACTATATTTATCTCAATCTCACAAGAGATGCAAGTGGCAACGTAACCGGCGCTATTTTCACAGTCAACACGACAGGCACAGCTACAGCATACAGCATACTGATTGCAACAGCAGTAACAGACGCAAACACAGTAACAAGCACGACAGATAAAAGGATACTATATCCCTTCTCCTATTCACAGCTTCCATATACTCCTGTCAACAAAGCAGGGGATACGATAAGCGGGAATTTAACAGTTTCAAATAATGCTGGAGATTTAAAAATTGTTGGTACTGATCATGTATACATCGAATATTATCCTCGTGGAATTGTTAATGGAAGAAAAGCATATGTTGGATATTCATCTGCAAACAGTACAGTATTTAATATAGGACAACAGGATAGTGGTAATGTTAATGTAATAGTTCCTACGGGCTACAACTTCACAGTTAACAGCTATAAAGTCTGGCATGCAGGTAACATGGGTGCAGGGTCAGGGCTGGATGCGGACATGGTCAGAGGAATAGACGTAATAAACCCAAGAACGAGTGGTTCAGCGTCTGTTTCTACTAATCAACCCGTAACGATAACACATAATTTTGGTTATATTCCAAAAGTTGTATTGGGAACTGATCCTGCATATTATCACCCATATGTGCAATCAATATCTACTACAACACTTACGATCTCATTAGATTCGAATGGGGCGGCTTCTACTGTCACTGCATATTATTATTTATGGTAAGGAGGATACTATTATGTTTTGCGTTATAGACAAAAGCACAAAAAAAGTAATAAAAATTGGATATACAATATCAGTGTCCCCTGAAAGTGAACATGAAGCATTGGAAAATAATTTACCACAAGGATATACAGCAGAAACAGCAGAAATTTTAAAGTGGCATGATGATGACCCGAAAACACAACAACTGTTTCAGCCTAACAAGGAATTCACTGCACAATTTGACGATAATGGCAATTTAACAGGTTTTTTAGAAACAGATTTGCCAGTACCGCCGGCACCCGACGAAATCACAGCACAAATAATTGCACAACTTACTTTAGATAACGCTGATTTAAAACAGCAATTACAGACACTTGCACAAACTTTGGCACAAATGCAATTAGGAGGTGTATAAAGTGTCTCTATATTTCGCTTTTTGGCAAATGTGTTATAAAAATGGCTGGGTAACAATAGAACAAGTAAAACAGGCTGTAGTGAAAGGATTGATCACGACAGATGAGTTTAAACAAATCACAGGAAAAGATTATACGCCATAAAGCAGGTTTAAGCCTGCTTTTTTATTTTTGACAGAAAGGATGATACATATGGATCCAACTAGTGTAGTCGATTATGGACTTGCTGCTTTTGCCGTAGCTGGAATATTATATGTGATAACACTCTACAATAATAAAAAGAAAGAACAACAAATAGCTGAAGTGATAGACAACAATACAAAAATGATGCAAAAGCTTGCAGAGGTGATACAGCAGCTACAAATTACATTAGTCAAACAAGATGCAAAAATAGATGAATTATTAGAAAGAGTAAGGAGTGGAAGATAATGAAATACTCCAAACTTATTGTCGCACTTGTGATATTATTAAATACAGTTTTCACAGCAGCAGTCTTATATGTTTTCCTTAGGACAAGCAGTGAACCTTCTACTCTGATTGGAGCGTGGTTCGCATTTACTACTGGAGAGTTGTGGCTACTAG